CGTTTTGGATGCCGCTGAAGCTGTAGCTCTTGCGCGGGTCGTTTTGTGTGTCGGGGCCCGTGGGCACCTTGGGCGTTGGTGTTAGGAGCTGGGCGACGCCGCCGAGAACAAGGGTGGCGCCAATACCAAGCACCACGCTATTGAGCGCCACGCCAAACGCTACCAAGGGAACAAACAACGCCAGCGCCGTCAACGCAATCCCAGCAATAATCCGCGCCGTTGCCCCAGCGCCAGCCACCACCGGCACGAAGCTGATAGGTGCTGCGCCGGCAGGGTCGTGCAGCTCTTCTAGGTCGAGGTCGTAGCTGCCGACACTCACGCGGTAGTGCTGGTCGCTCATGTGGCGTTCCAGCTCGGGCCAGTTGGCCAGCAGGAAGCGCACGGCCTCGGCTGCAGTTGCCACATCCGCTTCCAGCACGCGATGGCCGATGAACTTGGCCAATTTGCCATATAGCCGAATCTTACGCAGCATGACGCAACCTCCTACCAGTACATTTTAGGAGCCAGCCTGAATAAAAGTCACGTCCGCTCAGGCGGTGCTGAATGTGGTGCAGCACTTCTTGGTTGCCGAGGTAGATGGCGCAGTGGTTGAGGCCCGTGCTGTTGATGGCTAACAGCAACAGGTCGCCATGCTGCAGCTCTTCATCTTCCTCCAGTTCGCGGAAACCAGTGTCCTTCCAGCACTTGTCAAAGTAGGGCGATAGCTGGAAGTCGTCAGGATTATTGCAGCGTTCCCAGTCGCGGAGCGTGATGCCTTGCTCGGCGTACCAGTCGCGGGCTAGTGTCCAGCAGTCATGCACGGCCCACACCCACTCGCGGCCTATTAACGGTGCTTTGTACCCCGATGGCTTGCACTCGCCCCATTGCTCTGTGCGGGGGTTGACGACGTACCAGGGCAGTCCGCTGCTTTCACAAGCTGCCAAGTCTGCCGGCGATGGTTGCGGGGGAGTCGATGGGTGTGAATGCACAATGGCGACGATCTCGCCTTTGTCTTCGGCATCAGCCCAATCAGCAGGGTCTAGCAGGAAGAACTGATTGGGGCTGCTTGCAAGGTTGCGGCATGGAACGTACCGCTTGCGGCCTTTGATCACCACCAGCAAGCCACATGTTTCGCGGGGGTCATCGGCTTGTGCGTGGTTTAGGGCGTCAGTTTGCCAGGTCATGTCGTGTACGTTCCCATGCCCGGATAGCTCCCGTAAGGTAGGTTTGCGTCTGCACGGAATGTGTAGGTCTGGTCCGTGGCCGCAAATGTGTAGGTGGCAGAAGAAATACCAGCAAAAACGTAAAAAGTCCAAGCCGCATTTTTATTGTTTCCTTGGTTTTGCGTAATGTCGGCAATGCGATATGCGTTGACTTGTATATTTCTTCCTGCGGCGGCGGTTACAACTGTTCTGTTAAGCAGTCCGGTGATTTGCGCCAATCTGCTCAAAGGCATTACACTGCTGCTTACATACCAGCCGACGGACAATGACGTGTTTTTCGGAAAAAAGATGGATTGAGCAACAGTAACTTGAGAGTTCGCTGAGCCCACGACACTGAAAAATTGAGTCAAATCCACGGTTGAACTGAGCGTGATTGTATTTCCAGAGACTGCCACCACTTGGCAGTTTGCAGGCAGAAAAGAGCCCGCAACCGTCATGCCAGGGATAATGCCCGTAGCACTGGCCACTACGATTTGCGTATAGTTGGTTTGAATTGTGCCCGTGGTGACAACACTTGTACTTCCCACGGCATTGTTGCTAACTGTCACTGCACTGCCCGCAACGCTCACGACAGTGGTGCTAGCGGGGAGTGCAAAGCCTGTTACGGGATCGCTAGTGCTAAATGAACTTGGTTGTGTAAGCGTGATAATGTTGCTGCCTGCAGTAACAGAACCTGTACGTCGTTGTTGGCTAAAGCGCAGCTCGCAGCTACTGAGCTGCTTGCCGCAAGCATCTTGCGCCAGTGTGGGGACGGGTTGGTTATTGGTGTTGAAATATGCGTCCCCGGCGTAGCCGCACTCGGGGCCGCGATATACCCACTGGCAAATGTTGCTGATGCACTGCCGCTTGGGAGCTTTTACAGAGATCAAATCAAAAACAGCAGCCAGCTCAAACTCGATGACATCTCGCGTTTCAACTACTTTGCGGTCGATGTAATATATCTCACGCGGAAACTCTGCTGTGGGGTCTGGCGTGCCAAGCGGGTTGGTGCCGCCGGGGAAGTTAGCACCGTCGATGTAACGAGCCAGTGTGCGGATGCGCGTCACCTTGGCGCCTTCGATGCCGCTCGGCAAAGTCAGCAGCAGTGCCGTGATGTTGCCAAAGACGTTGCTAACGCGCAGCTTAGGCCGTGGCAGTTGCCCCTGTCCGCTGTACTCAAAACCATCGGCTTCAATGGGGAATGCTAAGTACGCTTGGCCGTCCCATACGATGCCGCCGCTATCAATAGCATTGACGCCAGCGTGGAAGTAGTAGGTTTCGTTTACGCCATGCTGCGCTGCATTTAGCTCAAGCTGAAACAGCTCGATAATTGCACCGGGAGCAATTTCCTGTAGCGCACTGACGGGTACGCTCATGGTTCAAACACCTGCATGAAAGTCACGTCTACCTTGCTGCGCTCAAAATCAAATAACTCCCTAGTCCAGCTTGGGCAAATCCACTTGTAGGTGCTGGCATCACCTGGTGGGCTCCAGTCAAAGCTATCCGCGTCATCAGCGCGGGCATCAAGGAATGCTTCGATGATGTCGGCGTCGGCATCGCTGACACTGAACGAAAGGCTCCACTCCTTAGGGTTCTGGTTCAGGCCAAAGGTGACACGCTGCTGGTAACCGTCACCGAATTGCGCGGTGCGGATCTTCGGCTGGCTGCTTTTAGTGGCCGAGTAGGTCGGTTCGTAGGCGGGGAAGGTAGCCATTATGCGAGCAATCCTCCAGGGCGTTTTTGTTTGACCAGCTCTTGCTGGATAGCAGCAGCGATCAAGCGACCGAGCTGCTTACCTTCCTGTTCATCGCCTTCTACCTTACTACCGCTGGCGTCTACGTTGACGACCACATTAGTGCTGCCACCACCCATCTTGTCGTTGGCAACAATGGTGCCGCTGCGGCCTGGTACGAACAGCTCCGGGCCGCGCTCGCCCACCATGTAAGTCTGGCCGCTGGATACGGGGCCGCCGTTGGCGCGGGCCTTAAATGCGCCGGAGTAATTTGTGGCCCCCGGCAATGACGGCACCATTTGCGCTGGTGAGCCAGGCTTAAACATGCTGCTGCCAATCCCCCCACTACTGCCACCCGGCAGTAAGCCTGCGATGGTATTAAGGATTGCCATCTGGATCATCTTGGCGATGATTTGCGCGGCCATATCAAGGAACATATCCGCCACGCTAGTAAAGAAGCTGGCGAGTGCTTCCTTGGCAGTCATGCTGCCGCTGATGATACCTTTAAAGGATGTACTAAATGCGTCGCCGATGCCAGCGGCAGCAGTTGTAATCATATTGATTGGATCGGTTAATGCATCAAGTTCTGCCTTGACACCAGCGGCTGCACCTTCAAGCCGTTCCCTATCAGTTTTGGGTCTAGCTAGTTCAGTCTTCTTGGCAGTGATGGCGCCAATCTGCTCAGGCGTAAATCCTTGGCCTTGCAGCTTGGCTAGCTCATAGGCCAGCCTTAGTTGCTCACGCGCTTCTTCGGTGGTGGCTTGCTTTAGTTTTAGTTCAAAATCTAAGTCGGCAATGATTGCGTCAAAGTTTTTGGTGCGCTCGTCTTCTATGCGCTGTAGCTCTAGCGCCGTATTAACTCGAACTTGGTCAATTTCAGTTTCTGCTTTACCTAGGATTGCTTGCCGTAAACGCTTATCAGTAATGCCATCCAGCTCTTGCGCGGTGCGTTGAATGATATTAATAATTTGCTCTTCGCTTGCCAACCGCGTTTGCAGTTCTTTATCACCTGCGGCATCTGCTGCAGCTTGAAGCCCTTTAAGGTTGGTGATCTGACCAATCAGTTCGGTTTCGCGCGTCAAGCTGCGCAGCCGCTCTTGCGTCTGCCGTTCAAGTTGTGCGGCCGCTTCTGCAGCGCGCTTAGCGTCATCAGCACCGCCCGCCTTGCCGCCAGTAGGGCCTGTAGCAGTGGTGCCTGCCGTGGGGACAGTAGGGGTGTTAAGTGCATTGGCATCTGATACCGCCCGGGCCGCAGGTGTTGCAA